AATTATAATGTGTATCTAGAGCAGAAAACCATTATTTGACCCGTTCCTAACGATTAAATGAGATCACCAAAAAATCACCAAATGACTCACGTTATCCAACGGATTTTCAAATCATAATTTCACAATGAAACGGTTTATTAAGAACAAGTTCTCCGACTGAAATTATTCCCCTCATAGCGAACCGAGAAGGCGTCAATTCTGTGACTCACCATCTAGAAGGTTGACCCACCTTGCCGCTCCCTATGACTTTATTTATTCAAGATATGATGCGCTAAAACTGGCTAGCTTAGCTAGGCCCAGTTCTGACTTATCCTCGCTTTACCCCTTCGGGTGGACGATTATTATGGAACTTAAACAGAAAATCACCTACCCGAAACGCAACTTCGGGTAGGCTAAGAAAATGTCACGTTGCTCATCATTCCCCTTCCTCCCCGCAGACCCAATGATACGGTGCTCTGCAAGCAGAATTCCCTCCGATAATCAACCTCATGACAACAAGCCCATCTTCAAGGATGGATACTTATATGTCACTCCACAAGATTATCGCAGAATCGCAACAATCGCCCGGTATTACACTAATATACGACACACCATTGGTAAACGACCCAAAGAAGGTTCACATAGAACCGCATCTGAGGTCAACCGGCGACATAAAGAAAAAAGAAGGAAGAGAGATCTGGAATCTTTCCTCACAAGTGAAGAAACAATGCACGTTCATTTCAAAAACGACATTCATTCCAATTACCTTAAATCACAATACCATCCAACTACTTCGGAAAAGCGCATCGAAATTCTGAAACTCGCACCCAATCCAGAAGTTCAAAAGCATCCAAAGTTTACAACGCTAGGAAATACGCCACCCAAGGTTTTACCAACGTGGTATAGAAAGTACCGCTCATCGTATAAAACCTACAATCCCATGGTTAAACCACGCGACAACCTTCGACCCGACAAGTTTCTCGAAGAGTATCGCAAAACTGTGACACTGGAACAAAAAGGCGAACCATTCGTCTTCACAGGTCCCCAGTCCGCGTATAACACCCTAGACAAAATAAACATGCCACTCAGGGATTCAACTAACCCTGGAACTAATGTAGATAGGAAAATATTGGACAAAGCAATCAACGCAACTGTTCAAGAGTTCAAGAATGTTAAAATTAAACCAATAAGCTACAACGACGTTATATCATCTCGTCAGTTTTTGCGTAATCGCAGACATGACACAGGATTTTCAGGCATAGGCTTCGCAGACAAATTCGAGCTAGCAAATAACCCTAGCTTCCGATCCTACGCCAAGAATTTCGCAAATTCCGATGAATTAGCGACGTATAAGCTGTTTTGGAAAACAGAAAATTTAAAAAAAACGAAAGCGCAATTAATACCCCGAATAATATATGGTACTAATTTAGAAGCAGAAATGGCAGAGCGTCAATCATTCCAACCATTCCTTAGTTCACTCAAACATAGGAAATGGTCTACACCTAGTAAGATAGGTATCAGTAATCAGGAATTCCCCCGATTGTACGCTCGCCATAATTTAGACAAAGGTTGGTTAGCAAATGCTATAGACTTTAGTAAGCAGGATCGTTACATGCCCAAACCAATAATGGATGCACGAAAACGAGTCATGACGCGCATTGCCGAATTACAAGGTAATGATCGCAGAACAATAAACAACATAGCTCGAATTATTGATAAGACCAGTTCGTACTATGTTGTGACTCCAACCGGAGAAGTTGTACAACTTAACTCCGGCCATCCATCTGGCTTGTATCTAGGAGCTGAAGGCAACACCATTAACCACCGCATAATCCACAATTACGTAGACATCAAGCATGGTTTCGAAAACATGAAAAAAGTTGATTCACAATATGGCGACGACGCTCTCCGCTCATTGCCACCACACGACCCAATGACACGAAAGTATTTGAGGTCGAAACCAACTTTATTCAAGACTATCGAAAATGACCTTGGTCTACAGACCACAGTGGATATGTGGGGCGAAGTAGCCCTCAATAACCATGAACCTGCCTTCTTACGCAGAAGCTTTGTACCTAATCCCACTGGTCCCGGTGTTGTAGCAAAGTTTGAATCCAATAGAGTCCTCAACAAGTGGTTAACACCTCATGTTATAGTGAGAACACCACAAGACTCCTTTGACCGCTCACTCGGCTATTTAATGCTAAGTGGAGCTGACTCAGACTTGTACAACACTATCCACAAATATATGGACCATTTAATCCAAACAAAGGATATTAAGGTACCCAACCTATATAGAGACATGACTAGAGATAAATTAATATTAAATTATTACAGACCCCATGGGAAAATCGACCCACGAACTCGAGAATACGTAGACTATGAAACTTTCACCCATGTTTCACACCAAGGTGGTTTTCCATTGGCAATAGCCATTCCATCTGGTGAAGGCAAAACAACACTGAAGGCAAAATATCCCAAACTCTTCGCTGACCACGATGATTTCATCGTGGGGAAGAAGAGAATCGTACAAGATTCTCTTATCAAGACCGCGAAGGAGACAGGAGATTGGACCAAAGTAAACGAGTTCAATCGCTCAGTAGTCCCGAAGAACCTGAACAAAGTCCTCCTGACATGGAGCCCTTCAACAACACCTGAAGGATTCCTTTTCAGCGGAGCGTTCATGTTAGACAAGCCGACTGCAGAACGAGAGAACTTAGCCAATCGAAACCATTTGGCCAACAGAAAACGCCTAGATACGTATTTTTACCCAGATTTCCAAAGTCGAGATGAAGATATTCTCACCATGGTACCAGACACTCTTTTTGCAAGACGACACAACCCTTTCACTGCCACAAATAAATTTTATCTGGATCCGGAACTCCCCCGCTCGGAAGAACGCAAGTTCAAAGTACGACCCGAGAATCCGGAACTACTTAAAGTTCTTGAAAGGAATGACCCTGGACCCACGGATGTTGCAACTGGCCTAGACCAACTCCATCGTGGTGCCAACGATAGACGATCAACTAGATCAAACCGACGACTTCGTAAAGCAAAGACGAACGTCGCGTTAACACAAGAAATCCTCGCCTTGGATCCTCCAACAAGGAACCGATTTGACGAGTTTAAAACTTTTGGTGACGTCGTTAAAGTTATAGAGAGTGGTGAATCCGTGAGATCATACGTTATCGCCGACGTTATCCGCCACAAGGCGAAGATATCATACGCTAGTGCAGAACGTATTCTCAACACTCTAGGGCTGCCGGAACTCATTTCCAAAACCAGCCCAACTTATCGAACCATGCTCGAAGGCATTGCCTCAGTGGTTAGAGACGCCCCACCTTTAGATCTAACTCGACATGGCGACGTGGAAAAGAACCCCGGTCCAATCTATGGTTCAATCCACCGCCTCTGGAAGATACAGTTCCAAGCACACCCACGGTTGTTCAACCCATACAACAGTGTGCCCAGTTCATCAACTGCATCTTCTAGTCAATCATCCAGATCAAGACGAAGACCTCGAAAACAAAATTTAGTTGATCCTTATGACATATTAACCAACGCGAAAGCGTTGAAAGAAACCCGATTGTTACAGACCCATTTGTTCGAAACAGATCCCAACGGCACATACGTTTGGAAAGCTGGTCCCCCTCCCCCAGCAGTAGTTATCCACAGCTGGACTAGCTTACCGAAACGTGTCAAGTCATGGATAATGAACAAAAAGATAACAATTGAAGACATCACAAACAAGATCTTTCAACGACAAAGCATCACATTCATTTCATCTATAGAGAATCACCAGATATTAGAGTCAGGCATCGCTTTCCCAAATAAAGCCATGCCTTTTAAAGTGAACATGCACGAAATCCCTAGCATATCCTTCGTTGCCGAACCCGATTTAGTGGATTGGCATCCAGGATACGTGTCGATGTGTCACGCCTGTGGACTGACAACTAGCAACCAAACATGCCCAAGGTGTGAAAAATACACCTGGGTCTGCTTTGGCGACCAACCCGGCGGTGGTCCTAACAAACCACCCGCGTCAAGAAACTGGCTACCAGGACAAGATTGTGAAATCTGCAAAACCGATTTCATTAACTTCATCCGACGCCCACCCATTGCTGAGATTTATGTCATTAGAAACGCCACATTCATTACACAACAATCCACTAAACTAGTAATAACACCCAAATTGACCGAACACCCGTGTTCGGTAGGATTTGGTACATTTAAGAAAGGTTTCGACTTATTTTTCCAATTCTACTACAAGGACATCCAGTCCTTCTACACGAATAATAATGTCGATTTATGTCATGGACATACAGATCTGTCCCTTTACAGCAGACAAGGTAAATGCATGGGACGATTACCCGCCGAGTGGCCCACTCAAACCAAGTGCGAGCCATGGCCCAAGGGTTCATTGAACATAAAACCAATCTCACAATTGACCAATCCCACAACGAAGTGTTATTGTTTACGTAATAATTCACGGTGCCCAGCGCACCAACCATTACTGGACGATCTTCAATCCAGAACCTCAACCTACTCCAATCGCGATCGCCACGCCGTAACCGCGAAATTCACTAGGGGTTGGTTGAGTGTCCTTGCGAGGAAAGCACCTACAGGTGTTCACTTTGACCATTTCCAACTATTCCAAAACAAACCTATTCGATTCAGATTACCAGAAATCATAGGTGAACTTGGTTTAGACATGGACAAATTGCCTGAAGAGTTTTCTTGCAAAGATTGTGATCAGTCCGTTTATTCACACCATCCACGACATTTTGTGACAGAGTTGCCCTCACAAGTGGATAGTGATAATTATGCACAATACGACATTGCTTTACGAGATTCCAGACGGAATAAACTCGTTGACGCCGATATATCTCGGATAGACCCATTAGATGGGTTGAATTAAATCAAAACAATTAAGATATCAAGTCTAGCAGGG